TTGAGCCAGTCATCCTCAGGAATGAACCCGCGCGTCTGCGTGGGCGGCGCCCCGGCGATGGTGCGCAGATTCCCGGGGTGCTCCATCCCCGGCGAGCCGGGGACCTGTCCCAGCCCCGGCGCACGCTGTTCCTGATGACCGCGGACCTGCTCCATGTGGGTGCCGCTGGGCGCCCGGCGCTGGAACGGCTTGACCCAGTTGACCAGCTCCAGGAGGTCCCGCTGATGATCAGCCAGGTCCAGATCCAGCACGGGGTCAGCGGCCATCTCAATCGCGCGGCCCGCGGCGATCTCCTCCACCAGGTCCCGGGCCAGCGCGGCCAGGGCCTGCTCAGCCGTCTCGCTCATACCACTCAGCCAGGTCGTCAGTCTCTATGCCGCGCAGCCGGCGCAGACGATCCCAGTTAACCGGCTGCGGGCCTGGCTCGTAAACCGGTCCCGGATCGGGCGTCTCGCTCACGGTTTAACCGTACGGGCCGCCGGGCCCGGTCCGCGCGCCGCCGGCCGAGGACTGCGGCGGAGAGGACGACGGGGCTCCCGGCTGACCTCCCCCGGCCGGCGCCGGAGGCTGACCCGGACCCTGCGGGCCGACGCTGTTCCCGGCGGCCACTGGCTGCGTGGCCATGGCGGCCTGCGCCTGGGCCTGCTGGGCCATCAGCTTCTGCTGCTTCTCCCGGTCGGCCTTGATCTTGTCATAGTCGATGTCCAGGGCCAGGTTCTCGGCCATCTGCTGCTCCAGCTCGAGCATGAACTCCGGCGTCACGTTGGCGGTCTGCCCGGCCACGGCCAGCTTGTCGAACGTGTCCTGGATCGCGGCCTTCTGCTCGGCGGTGAGCTCTCCCCACTTGAACTGCGGGTACTTCCCGGAGCCGAAATTCCAGTCGATGAACCGCGGGAAGATGTGGTTGTCGATGACCTCTTTCATCTCGCCGAGAAGGCCGTCCAGCATCATCAGCCAGGTGGCGTCGTCCTGGTTGCCGAAGTCCACCAGCGCGCTGTCGCCCTGGCCGCTGCCCTGCGCCTCATCGAACCACTGGGCCAGCACGGACTTGGACATCTGGCTGTTGTGGTGGTTGATCATGCCCAGGAAATCGTAGTTACCTTCCTCCTTGAGGTTGACAACCGTCCAGTCGGCGTCGGGCAGCACGATGTACTGGGCCAGGCCCAGGTTGGCCAGCGCGGCGGTGAAGTTGTCCTTGTCCACCTTGTTGGGGTTCGGCTTCATGGTGCCGACCCGCAGCCCGCACGCAGCCCGCTGCGCGGCCAGGTGCGCTATGTAGTAGAGCTTGACCTTCTTGTCGTAGTGGAAGAAGGCGCTCTCAAACATGCTGACGCCATAGAAGGGCCTTTCGGCCTCGCTGCACGCATAATAAAGTGACGTTTCCTTTGGAAGTTTAACGTCAATTGTGCGCCCTTGAAAAAATGTCCTTTGACGGAAGCCATTAAACTCGCCCTGGCCATCGAGCAGGAAGGTGAGCGTCTCGGACGGCCGCCAGTCGATCTTGCGCAGGGTGATCTTGCCCTTGTTGGGACCGGTCTCCGGGATCCAGTAGACCAGCTCCCACGCGCTGAACCCGTTGAAGAACGCCAGCACCATCTGCTGGATGAACCGGGTCAGCGAGTGCGTCATGCCGCCCATGGGCGGCGGTGCCATCAGCAGGTCCTTGGCGAACTGCGCCTCCTCGGAGCCGCCCTCCTGGCCGTCCACCGGGATCACGTCGGCGTTCTTCAGGGCAGCGAGCACCGGCATGGTGAGCAGCCTGAAGAGAGCTCGTGCCTGGCCGTCCTGCCGGCGCATGGAGATGAGCTGCCGGACGCTGACTGGATCGTCACGGAAGTTTTATTCTCAGCGGTCGCCCGCTAAGAACACCTCCCAGCTGTCCCGGTACGGCGTTGCGAAGGGCAAGAACGCTTAAGAAGTACGGGACACCAACAGCAAAGTTCTGCATCTCAGGCGGCGGCTTAGGCAGTCCCTTCACGTCCTCTGAATCGAGGATGTAACCTTCCTGGCCCTAAACCGAACCCCTGGCTCGTGACTCCCATGCCGCCTGGAGGCTGCACGCGAGACGAGTAAGAACCTTGCCCTGGTCCGGGGGTACTCATGGCACCACCTCCTTCCCGCTAGAAGGAGGGCAGCACCCTCAGGCCGACTGGACACCTCCGGTCAATCGGCCCGCTCGCAGGAAGACGATGAACTCGTCCCCGTTCATGCTGTTCTTCCGCTGGTTGCACGGCGCGCACGCCCGGACCAGGTTCCACCAGTGATCAGTACCGCCGTTACCCAGCGAGACGTAGTGGTCCACGTGGTGAGTCTCAGCAGAGCCGCAGTAGTAACAGGGATCATCCTTGATCAGCTTGCGCCACGCTATGGACTCAGCCCGGTCTTCTGCGGTGAAGGTCACAGAGACACGCTGACGCCTGCGCGCGTGGTCGGCCTGACGTACTTCGGGGTGAGCCTTCCTGTAGGCGCGCTGACGAGCTGCGTGCTTCGCCGCATACTCTTCGTTGCCCTGCCTGAAAGCCTGACGGCGCACGCTAATTTCCTCAGCATGCTCTCGCCAGTAGGCCCTGGCATCAGCCTTCCGCTTCTCATTCTCTTCCGGCGTAAGGACATCCAGCGACGAACCGCCCTCGCCGTATTTCCTGGTCAAGTAAGCATGCTGATGAGCTGCATGCTCCTCGGCATGCCCACGCTGGTAAGCGGCGTGGTAAGCCCTGAACTTCTCAGGGTCCTTGTACGGCATACCTCGTGATACGGCTAAGCCGCCCTGAGCTGCCTGCGAGCCGACATCTTCTCCCGGATCCCGGCGAGGTGCTCCCGCGACACGTCACTCTGCAGCACCTTGTGCAGGCCCTTGCAGTCGTTCTCCCACAGCCGCCGGATCAGGTCCACCGTCTCCTGCAGCTTCACGAAGTCATTGGCCTGGTCCGTGATGACCAGCAGGTACCAGTCCGCGTGAGCCTCGTACCAGGGCAGGCGCTCGACTAGCCACTTCTGCAGGTACGCAGGGTTGTCGAGCATTCCGCAGTGCTCCCAGACGATGCCGTGCATCCCGCACGTGCAGGGTATGAAGAAGTCCGGCTTACGCCAGCTCATCCCGAACTTCCTCGGGATCATGGCGTTGTGGGCAACCGGCAAGCCAGCGTCACGGAGAACGCCAAGCCACACGACCAGCTCCTGCAGCGAATCGAACTCGTGGCCATCGCGCCACTTAATCTTGAACGAGGTTGACATTGACATGTCAGTGACTCTATGTCAGGACGTCAACTACTGTCTGTAGTGAAAGATCCCTAGGTGAAAACCACTAGATATGTCTCATCCGGCCCCAGCGCTCGAGCCAAGAGAAGCACATCAGCAGCCGTACATCCCCACGTACACCCAGCAGTGGTCAGCTGATTTCCCATCGTGCTGAGCGACACCCCGTATATCTCTGCAGCATCCTCGGGCCCAAGCGATGCCCGTGCACGAACTGTCCTCGCAACAGCCGGAGTCAAAGGGCGCAAGCTGGCACGAAGCAAAGCACGCGCTTGGTCACGGTGTCCGACATCCCCGTCCAGCTCTTGCCGGATAGCGTGCCTGGCAAGCTCTCGCTGACCGGACACGGACTCCGGAGGACAGGACGGGCACAGCGGGCACGAGATAGCCATGCCCTAGCAATCGCTCGCAGTTCAGGGCGCCAGCGTGACCGTCAGCCCGTTGGTCACGTCCTGCAGCACCGCCGAGGTGAACTCCACGGTCATGGGCGGGTTGCACGACGGGTCGAACACCGCGGTGGCCGAGACGCTGTAATCAGCCTTGCCGTTCTGCACCGGCACGTCGGTGCCCGCGGTGAAGCTGGTCTTGTTGGCCGCCTGCGGGTTGTTCCCGCCGCCGTTGACGCACTCGGCCGTGCCGGAGAGCACGACGTGGATCTGCGGCTCGTCGCCCAGCCCGGCCTCCTTGGCGCTCACCGTGACCGTATCGCCGGAGGTGGTGACCACCGGGGTGCCGACGAAGTGCGGCGAGCCTGCCTGGGCAGCGGGGACCGTCAGGCCCAGCGTGACCAGGACACCAGCGATAGCCGCAGCAGCGAAGTAGCGCTTCCGGCCGGGGACCTTGTGCCTTGCGCGGTAGAACA